GAGACTGCCTCTGGCTTGTCCCCGGCGGAAGTAGAGCGGCTGGCGCTGCTGGCGATGTATGCGGGTAAGTTAGCGGCTGAAGCGAACAAGGTTTTGCTGTATGGATGGAAACCGCTGTCGCCGGTGACAAGGCGGCCTGGCTATGCGGACGTGGAGCGCGGGTTGGGGCGCGTGCAGGCGCTGGCGGAGCTGATGGCGGAGGCTGGGGATGTGCGCGGCGGGGAGGTGCGTACATATGCCGCTCTTACCAGGGAGCGGGCGCCAGTTCATAGTTCGCAGTTCATAGTTCGTGGCGGGTAGCCTGGAGCTTTGTCTCCTGGACGATTAAACGCAATAGCAACCGAGAGGATGGAGCGATGACGGAAGAGATTCAGGGGGGGGGGCAGCGGTAAGGGAAGAGCGGCTGCAGAAGGCATTCGCCATGTACGACGAAGGCAAGAGCGTGAACGAGGTGGGCAGGGTTGTCTACAAAAACTATTGGGTCGCCGCGAAGAAGGCGAAGGATGCGTGGTTGATCTCGCGCGGAGAGACGCCGGCGCCAACAAAGACGCCGACGAAAAAGAAGGCGGCAAAGGAGAAGGCGAAGGGTGTAGCAGCTCTGAAGCTAGTGGAAGAGGGGATAGCCGACGAAGATTTGGTGGAGACACTGGAGTGCGCCATCGTGATCCCGATCGGGCGAGCTGCGGACATCTTCGCGGAGTTCACGGATTGCGAGAAGGCTACGGCTATCCAGGCCGTGCTGCAGGAACGCATGGATGCCGCGCTGGGCGCGGGGTGAGGGGTTGAGTATGAAGAATATGGGATCAACGAAGCGCGTACGCGACCTTGCATTTAGCGCTTATAGATTTCAATCGTTCGATCGAGCGATGGCGATTGTTAAGTTGCTTGCGAATGCGGGTGCGCCACTGACTCTCGGTGACATAGCTGTAACTGCGGGATTTAAGCATTCTTCGACGCATCGCTACTTGCTCACCCTACTACGTCACGGCCTCGTGTTGCGAACCGTGAAGGGAAGATACCTTTGCGCCGAACAGCTAGTGGGGTTGCTGCGCAGCGATCAGGCGCTGACCACTGACAACTAAGAACTGACAACTGTTTTTAAGACGCGGCAACGATGTTGCAGCCGCGCACGGGAGAGCACTGTGAGCGAGCACTTATACACGCCGGCCTATGGGACACGGCTCGGGAACCTTACGGCCAAAAGTGTGTTGGTGCGGCTGTGCAGCAATGCGGACGACAACGGTGAGACCTGGGTGGGGAATGGCAGGATTGCGCAGGACACGGAGATCAGCACGCGCACGCTGGAGCGCACCATCGAGATCTTTGAAGCGATGGGCCTGATTGAACGCAAGTGGATGCTGCACACGGACCGCTACGGTACGCGGAAGAAGCGGTTCATCTACATCAACCTGGCCAAGCTGGGGACTGACCTGACGGTGGAGTTTGCCGAGGCCTTTGCAGCTGCGCAGGGGAAGAAGAAAGGCACCGGGGCTCAGGCGGTGGACGAAGACGACACGCTGTTTGGCGAGGGTGTCTCAGAGACGGGTGAGGGTGTCTGTGAGACGGGCGGCGAGGGTGTCTCAGAGACGGTGAAAGGTGTCTCACAGACGGAAAAGGGTGTCTCACAGACGGTTCCCCCACACCCCCTTATAGGAGGAACTGTCATTGAACTGTCATTGAACAAAGCGCAGCTTGCGCCGACCGAGGAAAACGGGATTGGTTTGACGATTGAGCAGCAAGAGCACCTTGACCGGATAGCCGCTGGCAAGCCTGGGAGTGTGACGCTGGAGAGCTGGCGGCTGCACTACGTGGACGAGAACCGCAAGGCTCTGGAACTGGCGGCGGCGCGGGATGCGGAGGCGGCGAAGGATCGGGAACTGCAGGCTGAGTATCCCGACTTGAAAACCGGGCTGAAAAAGATGCGCACGCGGTGCGGGTTCAGCTGGGCTCAGGGTGACAAGCTGGGCCCCGTGTTGGAGCAGGTGTGTGCGGACCAGCTAGAGCTGGGTAAGCCGATCTGGCGGGTGATTGCGCAGATGGAAGCAATGTGGCACCTGCACATCAAGCAAGCGGCGGTGGGGCGGCTGTGGCGGCGGTGCGGGCCGATGGAGTTTTACCGCGATGGCTACTGGATTGACCAGGGCCGATGGCATTGGGACGCGGAAGTTTTGAAGCGGGAGATTGGCGCGGGCGTGGGGAGTGAGCGATGACAGCGACAGATTGGGCGAAGCGGTACGGGGTGAGCCAGAGGGCGATTGCGCGGATCGGCGTGGAGCGGTTTGCGGCGGCCACGGAGGATGCGCGGCTTGTGTGGACCAAGACCAGGCGTGGGCTCACCCCTGCGCAAATGAAGATCGCGAGAGAGCGTATCTCGGCCGAGGATAAGGCGAGCGTCCGGAGAGAACGCGTGATGTATGCGCACCTGGCGCGGCCTGCGGGCTTTGTGAGAGGGAAAAAGCCGCCGGCGAAGACGGATGCAATCAACGAAGTGCTGTATTGGCTGGCGCGCTGATGGGACGAGCGGGGGGAAAAAGCGAGGTTGAGAGACAGTTTGACTTGGCGCTTGGAGCTAGACTTAAGGAGCTCCGCACCCGCAGGCGCGTGGGTCAAGCAGAGCTGGCGCGGTCGGTGGGGATCACCCCGCCGCAGCTCCACGCGTACGAACAAGGCCGCGTTCGCTGTTCGCCGTTCAGATTGGTCTTATTCGCGTCGCGTCTTAGAGTTACGGTCGCTGAGTTGTTCCCGCCGAGAAAACTTGTGTGAAGAACCCTTGCAAAACCATGAAAAACACCTAAGATTGCCCAAGTAACTTAACCCTCAATTTCCCGGTTGGTGTGTTGTGCCGGGCGGTGTGCGTACCGATTATCGTAGGAGCGCCAAAGAGATGCTGGCTTGCGTCTAGTTGGCGTTTCTTGTTTGGAGGCATATGGCGACAGTGCGCAAAGGGGATCGCAGCTTCCTTCCGGTCTTTCCAAGTGAGGGCCGGAAAGTGATTCGTCGCACCACGCGTCTGGATGCGGAGAAGTATGAAGCGCAGGGCTTGTGGTGCCGTGAGTATGACACGCAAAGCGGCGAACTGATCGGCTTTCGCCTGGTCGGCGCCGAGGTGAACAAGGTGGACAGCGATCTGCAATCGACGCATACGACTGCGGGTATTTCTCCAAGTGAAATGCAGTTGAACGTGTGCCACTCGCGGACATACGGAATGCGTGAAGTCGACAGGCTGGCGCTGATCAAGAACGGCGATCTGCCGGAAGATGTGGTGGAGCGTACGCAGGCGAAGGTTCGTGTGTATCGGCTTGTGGGCGCGGCGAAAGGCGACATTCTGCGGGCGTGGCCGCTGAATTGTTCAGCTGCTCGGGCTTAACTACAACCTGGGTAGGTGAGGGAGCGCATGGAAGGATCGACTGGGCAGCTCGTTGTATCAATGCTTGGCGAAATACGCGCGGAGATCAGTGCTTTGCGGTCGGAGACTGCTGGCCTGAGAACCGATCTCGGTGAGCGGCTTGCTGTTGCGGAGAGCCAGATTGAGGATGTGCTTGGCAATGGACAGCCTGGCAGATTGAAGATCGTTGAGGATGCTGTGGCTGCGCTGTTGAACTACAGGTTCTGGCTGCTGGGTGTGGCTGCAACGGTAGGCGTGGTCGCCGCCATAGTTGGCTGGGCTTTCCCGAGGCATTGAGTTATCCCGTTCGCTTCCAAGTCGGCATGTCGCGGATGCGGCAGATCTACCGCTGGTGCATGGTGCGTCAACTGCGCGCCGGCGGCCGCCGCTCCGAAGCGAGAGAATGCAGCAAGGCGTGGCTATGATCGGCACTGGAGAGCCTACAGATGCAACTATCTTGAAGCTCACCGTCTCTGTGTTGACCCTGACAAGCGTCACGTTGGCGTGTTCGTGACTGCAACTGATGTGGATCACATCATTCCAGTGGATGGTCCTAGCGATCCGCTGTTCTGGGATGAAGATAACCATCAAGGATTATGTCACGAGTGTCACGGCTTTAAGACTGCGAAGGAAGATGGCGGGTTCGGTAACCGTGTTGGAGGGGGTAGGGGGGTGTAAATCTCTTCCGACCATGGCCCGTAGACCGTGCCCCAGAAACACTCACACGTCCACAAAATGAAAGTTTTCAGCCAATCGCGCGGCAAGGTAGGACACATTGCTTTTATGCCCTATGATGCCGTTGAAATGGCCGGAGTATCCCCCACAAGCTCTCAGAAGCCCCGCCAACATTCGCGGAGATACCTCAAATGCCTGGAAGACCTCCCAAGCCGACAAAGCTCCTGGAGCTGACAGGCGCATTCCGCAAGAATCCTGCTCGCAAGCGCGCAAGGAACGGCGAGCCGGAATCCGCCCCCATCGGCGGCCCTCCGGCGAAGTGGATGATCTTCCATCCAGACACGGGATTCGGCAAAGCCGAGAAGCTCCGCGCAATCTGGGATAACTGCTGCTCCATGTGGCCCTGGATGGAATACGCCGATCGCGATGCGCTGGAGGACTACTGCCGCTGGAAGCTGGAAGTCGACGAAGGCCGAAAGCTTTCCGGCGCTGAGATCTCCGCGATGAAGAGCATCCGTTCTGAACTCGGCGGAACCGGCAGTGGCCGCGCGCGCCTCGGCGTCCGTTCTTCGCGTCCAGGCGTTCCGGCAAAGCTGGCGAAGATCGCGGATCCGCGCGCCGCGTTCCTGGCGCAGAAATACGGGTAATGCGCATCGATGTCCAGCCGCCCCCGGTCTTTGCCCAGAAGTACATCGCCGACGTGCTCGCCGGCCGTGTGCTCACATCGAAGTTGGTTCGCCTTCAGATCGAGCGCCACGTCCGCGATCTGAAGGAAGGCTCAAAGCGCGGCCTGGTCTTCAGCCGCAAGTCGGCGCAGCGCGTCATTGACTACTTTCCGCTCTTCTGCTGTGGCGTCGACGGCGACTACTACGGCGTTCCCATCGTTCTCGACCCGGCATGGCAGGCGCTGCTCTGGATCCTATATGGCTGGAAACGTAAGGATGAGAAAGGGCGCAAGCGTCGCCGCTTCAAAATTGCCTACAGTGAGATGGGGGCGGGTAATCTTAAGTCCCTCATCCTCTCCGGCCTCTGTCTCTATGAGCTCCACGCCTTCGGTGAGCGCGGCGCCCAGGTCTACGCCGCGGCCACCGATCGCAAAACCGCACGCCGCGTCTTCGATACCGCCTCCACGATGGCTAAGGAGTCGGAATACCTTCGCAGCCAACTCCTCATCGGCAAGGAGAACATCGCCGACGTCGGCACGAACAGCAAGTTCGAACCCTGCGCTTCTGAGGATCAGAACCTGCAGGGGCTACGGCCTTCCTTTGTCTGCATTGACGAGCTGCACGCGCACGCCAATGACGGCGTGTGGAACGCCTTCTACAGCCGCCTGGGTAAAACTACCCAGCCGCTCATGTTCGCAATTACCAACAGCGGCTACAACCGCAACTCTGTTTGCTACAACCAGCGTGAGTATTCCGAGAAAGTTCTCAGCGGCATCATCCCGGACGACACATGGTTTGCCTGGATCTGCGGTCTCGATCCGGAGGACATCGAAGATCCCGACGGCTGGCAGGACGAAACCAAGTGGCCCAAGGCGAACCCTTGCTGGGGCACGGCCATCAAGCTCGCTGAAATGCGAGAGCAGGCCGTCAAAGCCCAGGGCGATCCCAGCTCGCTCAACACGTTTCTTCGCTTCCGTCTCTGCATCTGGACCACGAATTACTCCATGTGGATGCCCATGGATAAGTGGGAGCTTTGCAAAACTGCTATCCCCCGCGAGCAGCTCAAGGGCCGGCGCTGTTTCGGCGGCCTCGATCTGTCCACCACTACCGATATTTCGGCCTTCGTTCTTCTGTTCGAACCAACTCCGGAGGATCCGCTCTGGCATGTTCTGCCGTTCTTCTTTCTGCCCAAAGACAACATCGCCTTCCGCTGCAAGCGCGATCGCGTTCCCTATGACGTGTGGCAGCGCGCAGGCCTCTTTGAGCTGACTGAAGGCAACATCATCGACTATCGCTTCATCCGCGCCCGTATCAATAAGCTCGCTGCGGAGTTTCAAATCGAGCAGATCGCCTACGATCGCTGGAACTCAACCGACATCGTCACCAACCTCACTGAAGACGGCTTTGAGATGGTCAAGGTCGGCCAGGGCTTTGCCAGCATGGCCGCCCCCACCAAGCGCCTGTTGGAGCTTGTGCTCGGCGGTGAAATCGCTCACGGCGGCAACCCGGTCCTGCGTTGGATGGCCTCCAACGTTATTGTTGAAACGGATCCGGCCGGCAACATCAAGCCGGACAAAAGCAAGAGCCGCGAAAAGATCGATGGAATTGTCGCCCTCATCATGGCCGTCACCGGCGTGATGGCCGCAACGGCGCCATCCTCAAACGAACTCATCGTGTTCTAGGGAGCCGCATGGGAATTTTCGCCGGACTACTCGAAGATCAGCGCCAATCACTGGCAGTTGAGCGCCGATCGAACCTCGAAAACCCGTCGGTCCCGCTCTCACTCGCCTCGTTTCTAGGCTGGCTTGGGGCCGGTGAACCCACGGCTTCGGGTGAAGTCATCAACGTCCAGACCGCCATGCAGGTCACCGATTTCTATATCGGCCTGCGCTGGCTTGCCCAGGCCGTCGCTTCGTCGCCTCTCGTCATCTATGAGCTGCAGGGAAACGGCACAAAAGAGCGCATCGATCACGATCTGACGTGGATCCTCGCCAACGAGCCCAATGACGAGATGTCCGCGGTGCCTTTCTGGGAGTCGCAAGTCGGCGCCATGGCTTCCGCCGGCAACAGCTATGCGGAGATCATCCGCGACGGCGCAGCTCGCCCGCGCGGCCTCTATCCGCTCTCGCCTGGCGTCACCGAGCCGCGGCGCAACAAGAATGGCGTTCTTGAGTATGTAACCCGCTCCGGAATGCAAACCGGCATCGAGCGCGTCATCGCCAAAGAAGACATGGTCCACTGCCCCCTGTTCTCTTTCGACGGGTTGAAAGGTTTCTCGCCAGTCACCTGCGCGCGGCAAACGCTCGGCCTGGCGCGGGCTACTGAGAAATTCGGTGCAAAGTTCTTTGGCAATGGCGCCATGCCGCTTTCCATCTTTACCCCGGAGGTGGGCAACAAGGTTACGCCCGATCAAGCCGCCGCGCTCAAAGAGTCTTTCGAGCGCAACTATGGCGGAGAAAATTCGCTGCGCACCGCCGTGCTCACTGGCGCGTTCAAGCTTCAATCGCTCGGCTTCTCTCCCGAGGATTGCCAGTTCATCCTCACCCAGGGTTTTACTCGTTCCCGCATCGCCGCCTTGCTCGGTCTTCCGCCTCACGTTATCGGAGACACAACCAGGCTCAGCAACAACAACCACGAAAATCAGACTCTGCAGCTTGTTACTGACACGCTGCGGCCCTACTGCAACCGCATTGAGAAAGAGCTGCTCCGCAAGCTCATGCCGCGCAGCGGCCCCAAGGCCTTCAAGTACGTTATCGAGTTCGATTTCACCGAGCGCCAGCGCGGCGATTTTGTCACCACGCAGCAGGGCTTTGCTCTGGGCCGCCAGTGGGGCTGGCTCTCCGCAAACGACGTCCGCCGCGCCCTGGGCCTCAACCCTGGCGGTGCGGAGCTCGACATCTATCTGTCGCCGCTCAACATGCTTGACGCCAAGCAGGTCCTGCTCATGCCGCCACCCAGCGACGATAACGACGAAGCCGGCGCGGCGCTCGATGAAAGCCAGCGCACAGTTCTCGCCCGCTATGTCGTTCGCTATGGCAAGGCCTTTGTGCAAGCGTTCCAGGCCGCCGGCTCCGATCTTGAAAGGCTCTCGGCCGAGTTGCAGCCCGTGGTCGCTCTCATCGCCGACGGCGCAATCCATCACGATCCCTTTGGGCCCCGTGATGATTCCGCCGGTCAACGCATCGCCGGCGAAGCTATCGCTGCCGTCATACGCCGCTTGAAGAAACGCGGAGCCGCCTGGATCTTCGACGTCAACATCTGCCGCGCGGAGTTCCGCCGCGTCATCCGCGCCATTCACATCCGCACCGCCCGCGAAAGCGCAGCCATCGTTGCTTCGCGGCAAATCGAACCTGAAACCGAGGAGGAAGAACATGGCGATTGAACGCCGCTTCATCAAGGGCGCAAGCATCCGCGCCGTCAAGGGCGACAAGCCCGGCATCGCGGGCATTGGCGTTGTCTATGACCAGGTCTATGACAATGGGTGGTTCAAGGAAGTGGTCAAGCCCGGCGCTTGCGCCCGCGTCCTCAGCGAGAGCCAGGACGTGCGCTGTCTCTTCAATCACGACGTCAACCAGGTCCTGGGCCGCACTAAATCCGGCACGCTCCGCCTGCAGGATTCCTCCGAAGGCTTTGGCTTCGATTGCGACACGGATCCGGCAACCAGCATCGGTGCCGACGTCCGCTCCATGATCGAGCGCGGCGACGTCGACGGCTGCAGCTTCAGCTTCAACGTCCGCAAAGACACCTGGTCTGACGAGTTCGATGAGAACGGCCGTTATGTTTCCAGCACGCGGTCAATCGAAGACATCGACATGTTTGACGTCGGCCCCGTCACCTTTCCGGCCTACACGCAAACCAGCGTGGGCGCGCGTAGCGCCTGGCCGGATGGTGTGCCGGCAGAGCGCCGCAGCCACATTGAGCAGCTCCGCGCCGCGCCGATCCGCAGTAAGCGGGATGAAGGTTGCGAGTGCAACTGCGAGCCGTGCGACGCCGGCCGCTGTGAAGACTGCGACAACCCTGACTGCAGCGACGAAAACTGCCGTTGCGAAGGTTCGCGTTGCCGGTCGCTGTTGCTTCGCGCTCGTGCCCATATTCACGCCGCTTAGAGCCGCTTTCGAGGTGAGAAAATGAATTCAAATATTCGTGTTTTCGATGTCCGACTCATGAAAATCTCGCGCGAACCTGCTCGCTTCTTGCCGCTTGAAATCGTAGTCATAGCTGATTCTTTTCCGCAGGCTGCTGAGGCGGCGGTGATTCGCGCAAACGATATTGTAAAAACTCGCGCCTTAAGCGGCGCGGCAGACAATACAGGCGTCGTTTTTGAAGGTTTCACTGTTGAGGATGTCTCCAGTATGACGGTGGTCCGCGAAAATGCAGCGCTCGCAAGGGGCGTCTGACCATTGATCACTGACAACTGTTTTTCGTTTCCGTTGCGGCCCAGCGCCGCTGCCTTCAAGGGCAATCGGATGCGTACGTCTTCCTGGCAACGGCCGCGCCGCCAACAGGTCAACCGCAACTTTCAACCCAGTTTTTCCGGGAGGAAAAGCAATGGCTATACAGGAACTCAAACTGAAGCGCGGCCAGCTCGGCACGGAAGCCAGCCGCCTGGCGGCGGAGTCAACCAAGCTTGCAACTAAGGTGGGCCGCTCCGTAGATGAAGTCGCAAAAGCGAAGGAGCTTCGCACGCAAGCCACTGTCATGCTCGACGAGGCTGACACCATCACCGAGCAGATCACCCTGCTCGAACGCAGCGCATCCCTCGAAGAGCGCAATGGTCGCATTAACCCGTCGCCCCGCCCCAACCCGGGCACTGAAGAGCCTGCGGCGCGCACCGATGCGGCGGCCTCCAGGCTGCTCACCAACGCGGTTGAGGTCTATCTCCGCTTCGGTGAGCAGGGCGTGGAAAAGATGTGCACGCAAGAAGAGCGGGCCGCTTTCAAGGGTGGCCGCCGCGATGCGCCTGTCCGCCACATCGTTATTGGCGGCGAGCGTCGCGACATCACGGAGGGTGGCACTGGCGCTTATATCGTGCCGCAGGAGTTCTATCCGGAACTCATCTCCGGTAAAAAGTTCGTTGGCAACCTGGTTGGCAGCGTCCGCAAAAAGGTCACCGCGGGCAATGGCGCGCCCATGAAGATCGGCCTGGAGAACGACACCGCGAATTCCATCGTCATCATGACGGAGGATACGGATGTCACCGAGACCGATCCAACCCTTAGCGGTTTCACTGGGTCGACCGACACCGGGGCGACGCTCATCAAGGTTTCCAGGCAAGAGCTTGCGGATTCGGGCTTCAACCTTGTTTCGATCTTCCGCGATCGGCTCACCAAGCGCTATGCCCGTGGCCTTGAGAACTTCATCGCCAATGGTGACGGCGCAAATGTCCAGTCGTTGCTCAGCACTTCCGTTACCGGTGCGCCATTTGCAGGCAGTTCCGGCACCACCTTCGGTACGGACACCTTCAACATCACCGCAACCAACGCGGGCCCCGGGTACGCGGACTTCAATGCCTGTGAAGGTCTCCTGGATCCGGTCTATGAGCCGAACGCCGCGTGGTTCATGCACAAGTCCACCCGCGTCTACGTGGCAGGGCTTCTCGATACCCTGAACCGTCCGCTCTTCCAGCCCAACCCGCAAAGCGGCATGCTTGACCAGATCCTGGGCTATCCCATCAAGCTCACCGCATACTATCCCATCGCCACCACGGCCGGAGCCAACGCAGTTACCTTCGGCGATCACGAGGAAGGCTACCTGCTCCGCACCGATGGCGACCTGGTTGTCCAACGGCTTGACGAGCGCTTCGCCACACAGTTGATGGTTGGGTTCCTGGCTTACACCCGTTTTGGCGGCTACATCACCAACCCGGGTACCAATCCCATCGTGGGCATGCAGACGCACTCCTAAGCAGTTGTCATCGCAGCCACTGGCTACCGGGCTGGTGGCTGCTCTCTGACCACTGATCTCTGAAAACTGGCAACTGACAACTCGTTCACTGGAGGTGAACTCATGTCGCACACCACCACGCTCTCCAACCTCAACGTCGCGGTTCCCGCCACTGGCGCGCCTGACTACGGCGGCGGGGCAACGGATTTTGCGTTGCTTTGCCTCGCGCTTATCGCCATCAACTCGGGCTTCTTCGGCGCAGCCAAGTACACCGCCGCTGGCGCCATCGCTGTTCCGGCTGTCGGCACCGCCACGGCCTTCCTGAAGGCTGGCTCCGCGGCCGCAATGACTCTTGCCGCTCCGGTAACCGGTGCGCCCAGCGCCGGCGGCCAGGACGGCGTTAACCTCACCATCATCGCGGAAGATGCCTACGCGTACACCGTCACCACGCCCGCCAACGGCATTGTTGGCTCCAAGCACGTCGCCACATGGACCGCCGCGGTCGGCAACAGTATCGACCTGGTCGCTCAGGGCGGTGCATGGTGGCCGGCGGGTACGCCTGCCGGAGTCGCCCTCACCTAAACTGCACAGATTTTCTTCCGCCGGGGCGGTCCTGTTGCCGGGGCTGCTCCGGTTCTTTTCGAACTGTTATCTGTAACTTGCCATCTGCCATCTGGTGCCTCATGAAGACATCTATCGTCATCGCCGCTGATAACTTTCGTCCTGCAGGCTGCCTGCGCCCGGCGATCCCCGGCGAGGTTCTTTATCCACCCGCCGCGATCGCCAAGCAGCTCGTCAAAGACGGCCTCGCCATCCCCGCAAAGCGCGCCCCTGAGTTTGCAGTCCGTAAGCCGAAGGAATCTCGCTAAATGGCTCTTAACGTCCAACAACTGGCCGGCCCGCTCATCGAGCCCATCACGCTCGCTCAGATGCATGCGCAGTGCCGCGTAGACGCGAGCTTCACGGGGGATGACTCACTCTTCGCCATCTATGGCCCTGCGGCGCGCCAGGTAGCGGAAAAGGTCACTCGCCGCGCCTTCTTCAATCAGACCTGGCAGCGCACTCTGGACAACTTTCCCATCGCCGGCAGCTTTGATTACACATCTTCGCCCGCCGATCGGTGGAACGCGCCCACCTATGGCGCTCTCTGGAACCGCCTCGCCATCGACCTGCCTAAGGGCCGCGCGCTGGCAATCAACTCCATCGGATACGTCGACGGTAACGGCAACCCGCAGACTTTGTCGGCTTCGTCCTATTCTCCCGATCTCAGCGGCGACGTGCCGCGGCTCTTTCCCGCGCAGATCTCCAGCGGCGGCCAGGTGTGGCCCTTCACCGGCGTCTATCAGCCTGGCAGCGTCAACATCCAGTGGCAGGCCGGCAGCTACGTGCAAAAGGTTACTGAAACTTTTACAGTGCCATCGAGCCCCGGTCCTTACGTCTACAACCTTCTGCAGCCCGGCGTCACTGGCGGCATCGCCGTCTCTACCACCGGGGGCACGCCGGTCCCAGTTTCTGGCTGGTCTGCCACCTATCCCGGGGTCGGCACAACCTCTGTTCTCACGCTTCCCTCCGCACAGGCCGGCGCAACGCTCTCTGTCACCTACTACGTCGCTAACACGCCGGCTAACGTCCTGGTGGCCTTGCTCATGCTCGTTGCTCACTTCTACCGCAACCCTGAGGCCACCACGGACCTCGAAATGAAAGACCTGCCCTTCGGTGTGCAGGCGCTGCTCGGCTCTGAAGTCATAGAGTGGACGGATTACCGCCCATGCTGAGGCAATCTGTTCTCAACCCCTCTATCCGTGCGGGCGAACTCACCCGCCAGGTCAGCTTCGCGCATGTCAGCGTCGCGCAAGACGGCAGCGGGCAGCCCATCAACACCTGGTCCAACTACCTCACCACGCGCGCCAAGATGGAGAACTTGAGCGGCCAGCAGCTCTATCAGTCTGACAGCTTCACCGCGCAGGGCATCTGGCGCATTACGCTTCACTATCACGCCGGCATCGTCTCGGGCGATCGCTGCTTCTACGCGCCATCCACCGGCACGCCGCACACCTTCGATGTGCAACTCGTCAATGACATCCTCGAACGTCACCGCGTCCTTCAACTCACCTGCCTTGAAATCGACGGGAGCAGCTAGCCATGATCGAGGTCGGCATCGGTCAACTCATCGGCGGCTACGCGCAGGGACTGCCCGCCATCAAGACGCAGCAGCTGCAGGCCGTCAACGCGCTCATCGGCACCCGCTTCTATCCGGTGGTCCTCCCGGAGAATCCAACCTGGCCCTGCGCCAGCTATCAGCTCATCTCTGACACGCCGGGTTATACGCTCTCCGGTCCGTCGGGGCTTGATGTCAAACGCATCCAGATCGACGCCTGGTCGGGCGGTCCAACCAACGCCAGCTTTCTAGTCGCTAAACAAATCGCTCTCGCCATCCGGCTTCTGCTCGCCGGGTCTAAATCAACTCCATACTTCGCCGGCAAGCTTCCAGACGGCAGCCGTGTTGCCGCCATCCTTGTTGCGGGCTCGCATGACAGTTTCGAGCAGGACGCCCGCGCCTACCGCAGCTCCGTGGATTACATGATCCACTTCTACCCCGCGTAACCTGGTGGGCCTTCACTGTCCACTAATTGCTAACCACTAACCACTGATTTTCCGGAGGAAAATCCTATGACCATCACCGCCCAGACTCAGGAAGGCATGGGCTCGCTTATTGCCATCGGAACGCAGGGCGGCTCGCCCACCTACACGCAGATCGGCGGCAACACGGAGATTGAGCCGCCCCAGCCCAAGTGGGGTAAGGAAGATGTCACCACGCTGCCCATCGGCGCCAGCGGCACCACGCCGCCCACCCTCACCGGAGCCAGCTTCCTCCGCAAGTTCCTCAAGACGCTGCAGGATGGCGGCGAGCCCAAGCTTACCGGCTTCTGGCAATCGGGCGACCCCGGCCAGATCGCGCTCTATGCGGCTTACAATCAGCCCTCGAACTCCACTTACGGATCCGTCTACCCTTTCAAGATCATCCTGCCGGTGAACCTGGCCGGTGGCCAGCTCACAACCGGGGACACTCTCACTTTCAGCGCCCATGTTATGGAGTTCGCCATGGGCAAGGCTGAACCTGGCAAGCCCGTCCCCTATTCCGCCGCGCTACAGGTGGATGGCTCCGTCGCACCCACTTACACGGAAGGCAGCTAACGGAAAATAGCCGCGGTTTGCGGTAACGCTTCCAGGGCCGCTGTTATACTGGCTGCCCTGGAGGGGTCATGGTAAAGCGTTCGTTGCTCTTCGCACTTCTCTTTTTTGCAGCGTGCGGCGTATTTGCGCAGTCCACCGCGCGTGTCGTTTTTTACCGGCCTAAATATGCGGCCGTCTCAACGCACCTTGACAGTGCCTCGGTGTGGATTGATGGCGTCAAGGCGGTCATTATCGATCCGCGGCGACGTGCGGTTGCGGAGCTGCCGGAAGGTAAGCATGAGTTTCGTTCTAATTCGAAGTCGGATTTGATCGTTATCAACCTCGAGGCTGGCAAAACATATTACCTGCGCCAGGGCTACGGCTACCCCAGCGCCTGGATAAGGAATATCGTCACGCAGGTCGACGCGGATACTGGGGAAGCTCAAAGTCGGGATATGAAGCTTGTCGATCGCGCCAGCGTACTCGATCATCATTTGATTACCGAGCCGCGTTGAAAGCCGTGCTATACTGGCGGCCTTGGAGTGCATTATGAGCAACGGTTTCAAAATCTTCCTCGTCGTTACCGGCGTTCTGGCTGTGGGCATCGTGGCCGTTGGCGTGATGGCATCGCAGGCTGGCATCCAGGCTGACATGATTCCAGGGCTGCTTCTGATTTTGGCGGCTGCGGTTATCTACTTCCTGCCGACCCTCGTTGCGGGTGTCCGCGGGTGCAAGGCTGGCGCTGGCATCGTGATCGTCAACATCTTTCTCGGCTGGACGTTCATTGGCTGGGTCGTCGCTTTGGCCTGGGCTGCTGCTGGTGAACGGAAACTGCTGCCAGTATCAACGGATCCCTTGTTGCCGCAAATGGCCGGCAAAGCCTGACTCTTTAAGAATTGAACTGAAGGGTCGCCTCCGGGCGGCCCTTTTTATTGGAGAAAACATGTCCGATTCCCCGAAGTTCCTCTTCGAATTCGACGAACCGAATGAGAAGGCCAGCATCACTGTTGAAGGCCGCACTTACCGCATCTTTTACGATCTCGACGCCATCGAAATGTTCTATCTCATCTTCGGCGTCAACCCTGCCATTGAGGGCGTCGGCCTGCAGCCCATGCGGCTCGCGGTCCTGCTCTGGTGTGGCCTGCTGCGCTATGAGCCTAAGATCGAGTCGGATTTCGTCAAGTCCTGGTTTACGCCGCGCAGCATGCGGGACCTGGCCGTGGGCACGTTTAAAGCGTGGTCTCTCTTTGTGCCGACTCCTGTGAAAGAGGCACCAAAACCAAACCCTCGGAAAGCCCGACGGGCGCGGCGTGGTGGCGGCACTCCCGCAGCATCGCGCGCTACCACCTCGGGCTCTCCCTCGTTGAATTAGGCCGGCTGTCTCTCAAGGATTTTCACGCTCTTTACGAATGCCACGCAAACGCGCGAGAGGATGAGGCTCGTCTCTTCGGCCACGTTATCTGCGCCGTAGTCAATGGCAGCTTCTATCGGCCTAAAGATGACGTTACACTCTCCGATCTTGGCTTTGATGCTCCGGAAACCTCGGCGCAGGCCTCGACGGAGGGGGCAGCCGCGCGGGCCGATTTGGTTCGCATGTGGGCCATGGAAATGGTCGCCAATCATCCAGCCAACTTGAAGCGGGAGAAGCTGAATGTCGATGAGCCTCAAGATGGATGGGCTGGAGCAGCTCCAGGGCAAGCTGAAGCTGATGAGGGAAGCGGCTGAGGGTGAGGCCGCGCGCCAGGGTGTAACGGCCGGCGGCAATGTCATCCGCGATGCCATGCGCTCTGAAGCTCCGGTTCTCGATGAGAAGACGGCGCATAGCACGGCTCTTGAGCCGGGCGCGCTCAAGGCCGATATCTCCACGCGCGTGGAGAAAAACAAGGATGGGCTGATCACCGCTTTCATTGGTCCCGGCAAGCGCACCTCGCATGTCGCCCTGTGGGTGGAGCGGGGGCATCTGCTGGTCAAGGGTGGCCAGCTGCCTTGGACCAATGGCAAGCGTAAACGCAGCGGCGCAGGGCGCGCTGTAATGCATGTCCCCGCTCACCCGTTCCTGAGGCCGGCATATGACGGCAGCAGGCGAGCCGCGCTGCAGGAGTTTGCTGAAACGGCCTGGGCGGTATTGAGAAAGGCGGTAAGCTGATGGGCACTGCTGTCATGGGTGCGGTAACCGCGCAGTTTGCCGCCGACTCGCGTAACTTTGATTCGCAGATCGCCAAGATACAGAAGGATCTGAAGGCGACCGGCGAAGCGGCCACGCAGGCAGCGGCGAAGGTCAAGCTGGGCGGCGATGTGGCCGACAAGGTCGCTGCGGCCCAGGCGAGGGCTATGGAGCGCGCCCGAGCCGCCTGGGACAGGGAGCTGGCGGCGCAGGACAAGCGCCTTGCGAAGGAGCAGCAGCTTGCTCGCGCCAAGGAACTGGCTGCGCTTAGGCAGGATATTGAAACTCGCGCAATTAAGGCGGCGGCGCTTGCCCAGGAAGAACTGAATGCCCAGCGCGAAATGGGCGAGAAGATCAAGGGTGGCCTCGAGATGGCAGGCTTCGGCGGTCTGCTCGCCATCCCTGCAGCTATTGAGGGTTTGAAGGAGATGTTCAAGGGCACCATGGAGACCGGCGTCGAGATCGGTCACATGAATCAGCAGACCGGCATCTCGGTTGAAACGCTTTCTAAGCTCAAATTTGTTGCGAGTGAGAATGGTATCGAATTTGAGGCGCTGGCGAAGGGTTTCAAGAAGCTCTCTACTGAGGCCTATGAGGCCGGCAACGGTGGCCAGGCGGCGTTGAAGTCTTTTGCCGGGCTCGGCATCACCGAGGCTGATCTGGCTGCCAAGGGGAACGACCTGTACGCCGTGTTGGCGATGGTCTCTGACAAGTTCAAAGACATGCCGGATGGGATCCAGAAAAACGCGCTCGCAACGCAGCTCTTCGGCAAGGCCGGTCAAACGCTGATTCCGGTGATGAACGATCTGGCGGCGTCGATGGAGGAGGCTAAGTCGAAGGCCGCCGTCTATACGGAAGTGGACATCCAGAAGATGGAGCGGATGCATAAGGCCACCAAAGATCTTGCCGCTGAGTGGGAAAAACTGAAGGAAGTAGCCGTTTCTACTTTTGGCCCGGCACTCAGTGGCTATCTCGGTTTCGTAATGCAGCAGCAGGATGAAAGCAATCAAAAGTGGCATGAAATGCTTTCGACGATCCAGCAGATTCACTCTGAGCTTAGTGGTGCTTCGCGGATCGATCTTTCAACGCATTTCGTTCCCGGCGTGCCCTCCAGCCTCATGGACCTTCCCACCAAGCCGGTCAAGCCTGCCGGGGGCGGCGGTTCCGGATCTGATGATGCCATGACCATCAACCTCGCCAACCTGTTCAACCAGCAGGTGGAGGATCAAACCAAAAACGTTGACGCCAACCGCGCGCAATCCGCGAAGATCGCCGCCGATATGGCTGCAGGCGCCGCTGCCTGGCAAGCGTTCCTCGCCCAGCTGCAGTCGGCCCAGGGCGCATCGGCGCTCGCTGCCTTCGGGGGCTCCAGGGCTCCGAACGTTTCCCTTGCGCCGCAGAAAGCGGCTAGTTTCTTCGCTGAGGTCACTCAAGGCCTCGATGATTGGATCAACAAGGTTACCGACGTGCGCAAGGAGATCGGCTCCCTGGCAAAGAGCGTCTTCGCCGATGTGAACAATGAGCTCGTCAAGCTGATGACTGGCAAGTATCACCGTGGCGACGCGGGCAAAATGCTTCAGGGCGTCGCCGGCAACTTCGCCAAGACTGGACTGCAGATGACGGAGGGCAGCCTGCTCAAGGCCTTCGGCATGGATAAGAAGCTGGGCTCCAGGGGCAATCCGTCTCACGTCGTCGTCGACAACATGGGCGCGGGCATGGGCGGTCCGCCGTCGGGCACGCTTGGCAACCCTCTCGGTGCTTCCGGCGATTCGCCATGGGGCGCGGGCGGCTCCGATGCCGCGGCTGCGCTCAAGGGTGCCGGCGGCATCATCGGCAGCATGGGCGGCGTGGTCAGTGGCATCCTCGGCGCCTTCAGCGGCGGCGGCGTTCCCTCTGCGCCTATGAGCATGTTCAGCGGCATGATGGCCGATGGCGGCCTTATGAATACCGGCGGCTTCTACCTCACCAGCGAGCGCGGCCCGGAGCTGGTGCAGGTGGGCTCTACCAGCCGCATCAATAACAGCCGCGACACCGCCCGCATGATGGGCGGCGGCGGTGGCCGCGACGGCGCTTTCTATGACTTCAGCGGAGCCAACTTTGGCGGCGCATCGGCTGCCGAAATGAAGCAGTACCTCAACTCAGCCCTTACGCGTATTCACGGCTCCGCGGTCCAAAGCTCAGCAATGCTTGAGCGTGAGCGTAAGCGTCGCACTCCCGGCCGCGGCATGTAGCGCGGTTCACTGTGAACTACGAACTATGAACTATGAACTGCGAACTCTAACCTTCCATCCGGAGATCTCAATGCGAATCCAAAACCTTCGCGCGGCCCTGGCCGTGCTCGCGGGGCTGTTTTTCTCTGTCGTTGCCGGCGCAACCGCGCAGGTTCCTGTGGGCTGGGTGCAGGTGTCCGCCACCAACCAGATGAATGGCGGCGCTCTGGTCGCCAGCGGCACAGTCAACTTCTATCCGGTGAACAATAGCATCCAGCCTCTCAGCCTGCGCGTCGCCGGGGGTACGGGTGCGGCGGCCACGGCCACCTTTGGCGTGGGCATCATCTCGCAGACGCCCGGTTCCGGTTACAGTGGCTCGTGGACCTGCACGGTTGTGGGTGGAACCTATTCCTCGCTGGCCACCTGTACGGCCACGGTCTCGAGCGGTGGCCTGGTCTTCGCCATCCCCTATCAGGGCCAGTACACGGTTGCGCCTACGGGCATCACCTTCACCGGTGGCACCTATACCGCGGGCTCGCCGGCCAGCGCAGTTATCACGCTTGGGGTCAGCGGCACCACTGTCACGGCGGGCGGGTCTGGCTACGCGGGAACTATCGCCGTCTTCCCCAGTTGCACCACGCAGCCAACATCCACCGTTACGGTGTCGGGCGGCGCTGTCGTCGGCTTCACCGCATCCGGCGGCATTTGCCCCACCAGCTCCGTCGTCTCCATTCTTGGCAGCGGCCAGGTGGGGCCTGCGCCCTTCACGGCCACGGTCACAAACGGCGTATGGAGCATCCTTGTGCCGGACACGGTCTCCACGTTTCCCGCCAACCCCTGCTACAACATCATCGTTGTCGACAACGCCAGCGGCCAGACTGACTCCGGCCCTGGCTATAGCTGTGTGCAGCCCGCCGGATCCGGCACGGCCGTGAGTGGCGGCGCGGACTGGTGCACCGCGCAAACCAGCACGGCCGGCGGGACGTGTAACTTTGATATCTACCCGCCCAATCTCTCGGCTAACGTCACCGTTCAGACAGGCCCCGTTGGGCCAACCGGCCCAACGGGGCCGACAGGTGCTACGGGCGCAGGGGGCAATGCGACGCTTACTTCCGGTTCTAGCGGCCAGCTTACGCAGGTTACCGGCAGCACCACATTCGCTGGCATCAGCGGTACCAGCGTCAGCGGTTCCGGCACCTCGCAAGTGGTCACCTACCCAGGCCAGGTGGCCGCTTATTCGGTGCAGGTCAACGGCGCGTCCTCAGCTGTGGCGCTGTCTAGCAATGGCGGAATCTATCAGAACATGGGCACTACGGCTAACGAGCAGACGCTGTGGGGTAGCCGTGTGGGCATAGCTATCCCTGTGCCTTACGTCATGCCCACCGGGACCGCTAAGAACATTGCTTTTGATGTGGTGCCGTTGGCGGGGGCGACGAACTTTAGCTCCAGCACGGGTGAGGCGTGGGTTGATATTTGCGACGGAGGTTTTTCCACGCCATGCAACCAGTCGGGCACTGTGAATTATGAAACCATCCGGCTGGGGATACTGTCAACCGGGGATGGGTTCCTTTCATCTGAAGCGGGCGGCACTGGGACTATTCATAACCTTTTCCTTCAGAATAGCTTTGGCAATGTGATGATTGGCAGCGAGGGAACTACAGAACCGGCATGGCCACTGGTTGTAGCGGAGACGACGAATCCGGCCATTCAACTTACCGATGGGACTGGGACAAATTCCTGCTATTTATCCAAAGTAAGTTCATCAAACGCATTTATCTCCGGCGCAGCAGCGAACGACCAGATTGATCGCTGCACGGGCGGGAACATGCTTTTCGGCAGTAACTCATCCACCCCCGGACCAACGCTGGAAATTACTCCTGGAGCACCGGGCACTGTAGAGTCGTTCGGTAATTTAATGGTGCTCGATCCTCACGGTCATGCTTCAGCGGAGACGCATGCCTCATCTGACTGCGTTAGCGGCGGCGGGATTACAACGGTCAATACTGGCGGCGCGGTGACAAGTACGGCGCTCAGCTGTCTTCCGGCTTACGCTTGGATTGATTCGATTGGCTACATCATCACCACAGCCATAACCACAGCTACGAGTTTCACGGTAGGGGATTCCGGATCGGCAACCCGCTACAGTTCATGCCAGTTCTCTGGCGGTGCTCAGTCAATGGCTCTGGGGGCGACGGGCGACTGTGATGCTGGTCAATACAAAATAGGTGGCACTGCTCTCCCGGTGCAGTTGACTTTCAACACGACTCCGGGGGCTGGGGTCGTGCGCATCATCGTTAAATATCACATTGGCGTGCCCCCCGCCAGCTAACCATTGAAAGGAAAGTGAATGAAAAAGTTGCTTGTAATTTTCGCACTCGTTTTGGCATGTGCCGCGCAGTCAGTCGCGCAGGATAACAACGTTCGCCACATCGACTTCACGCAAGTGCTGAACGGCCTTGACGGGAAACCTGTAATGGGTGGCGACGCAAAAAACCCGACGCAACTCACCCTCAGCGATGTTGCGATTACGGCTCTGGAGACGCCGCTGGAGGAAGATAGGGGGTTGACGGGGAAGGCGAAGTTTGAGCTGGACGACCTGGCTCGGCGTGTCTATCGCAATAAGAGTGCGGTGCTAAGTCCGGAAGATCAGACGCTTCTGAAAGATCGGATAGCCAGGCTCTATGGGCCGCTTGTGGTGGGCGTGGCCTGGCGGCTGATTGACCCGACCGTTAAATAGCTCAAATTTTTACCTTCGGTACTCTCTTCGATTCGCATCGCGAAAGGGGTTTGTCATGAATTCAACTCTCGCCAATATCTGGCAGCATCCCCGCACCTCGGCCATGGGGCTTCTGCTCGCAACCGTTACCATCGCCGGCGCGCTCTCGCAGCAAGGAGTCACGCTGGGCCACGCCGGTACCGGCACGGTGGTCACTCTCATTTCGGGCATCGCAACCGCGCTGCTCGGTCTCCTCGCGAAGGATCCGCGCTCCAACTAGCTCCATATCCCCCGCACAACCTCAACCGGCAACCCACTCCGCGCCAAGGAGGCGCATCCCCATGTCCAATATCTTCGTAAGTTTCGCCATCGACGTCGAG